TTATATGGCTGTCCCTACTTCAAGAGCAACTCTTATTGAATATTGTCTTCGTCGACTGGGCGAACCAGTAATTGAAATCAATGTTGATCCGGATCAATTAGAGGATCGCCTTGATGAGGCACTGCAATACTTTAGAGAATTTCACTCTGAAGGCACGTTTAGAACTTTTTTTAAACATCAGGTTACGCCTGACGATGTAACTAATGAATATATTAACATATCATCAGATATTATTCAAGTACAAAGACTATTTAGAATTTCATCAGGTACTGCTGGTAGAAACTTTTTTGATATAAAATATCAGATGCATCTTAATGATATTGCTGATCTTCACAGTTTTATTGGCGACCTAGGTTACTATGAACAAATGCAACAGTATTTGTCAGTCCTTGACATGAAGTTAACCGGTAGTCCTCAGGTCAGCTATGTGCGCAATCAGAACCGCTTATATATTCATGGTGACTTTGCTGATGGTGACATTAAAGAAGATGATTATTTGATTGCCGAATGTTATCAGATCATAAATGGCTCTAGTCATGCTGCGATTTATAATGACATGTGGTTAAAGGAATACACTACAGCCCTTATTAAACAGCAATGGGGATCTAACCTTATTAAATTTGAAGGTATGGTACTTCCGGGCGGTGTGCAGCTAAATGGTAGGCAGATATTTGAAGATGCTACTCAAGAGATAGCTCAATTAAGAGAGAAAATCAGACTAGAGCATGAATTGCCAGCTGATTTCTTTATGGGGTAGTTAATGGCAACTAATCACTATTTCAGTCAAAAAGTAAGATCTGAACAAGATTTATATGAAGATATTATAATAGAATCTTTAAAAATCTATGGTCAAGATGTTTATTATCTCCCAAGAGATATTGTTAATGAAGATAGAATCTTAGGTGATGACGTACCTTCTAGATTTAATTCTTCATATAAGATTGAAATGTACATAGAGAACGTAGAAGGTTTTGATGGCGAGGGAGACTTATTCACTAAGTTTGGAGTAGAGATAAGAGACCAAGCAACGTTTATTGTATCGCGAAAGCGCTGGGCTAATTCGGTTGCAAGGTATGATAATGAGCTTAGTAGCGTGAGACCTTTAGAGGGTGATTTAATTTATCTTCCGCTGTCTAATAAACTATTTCAAATTATGCAGGTTGAGCATGAACAGCCATTCTATCAGTTAAGCAATCTACCTACATATAAGCTAAGAACAGAATTGTTCGAATATAACGATGAAGATCTTGATACCGGTATTGATGCAATTGATGTTATCGAAAGAGCACATGCATATGAGTATTTGCTCACTTTAGATTCCGCCAGTAATGGATTTATTATTGGTGAGACAGCTACTCAGACTTTCTCTACCGGAGTGACTATGCAAGGAGAGATCTCTAAGTGGTCTGATTCAGATAATATTCTTGGTCTGATTCATGTAGGTGCTAGTGATGGTTTGTACCATGAGTTCACTACTACATTACAGATATCAAGTCTTACCTCAGTTGCAACTGTAACAGCAGTTACAGAGGATAATCAAATATCTGCGAATGAACAAAATGACGACTTTAATACTATTGGAGATAGCTTTTTAGACTTTACAGAATCAAATCCATTTGGTGATCCGAGTGGCTGATATGTTTGATTTCGGATTTACTGCGGTTGATGAAGATGAACTGGAAGCCGTACAAAAAGTGACAGTTGCTGTTACATCTGCAGAAGATAGATTAAATAACCTATACAATGCCATTGTTCCGCTTTTAAATAATTTAAAAAAGAATCCAGAGAAAGATTATATTCTCTGGCCTAATCGTTTAACCAAAGTAGAAGAGTTCGAAGACGTTCTACAGAAGATATACAAGGGTTAATTATGCTTGGTAATCATTTCTATCATGAACGGTTAAGAAAAAGCGTTGCAGTATTCGGCGCGCTATTTAATAATATTTATGTCATTCGTAAAAATTCTTCCAATCAAGTTATTTCTCAGGTTAAAGTTCCGTTATCTTATGCACCTAAGAACAAGTTTTTAGAACGAATTAGAGAAAACCCAGACTTAGACGCTAATACTCAAGTAGCGATGAAGTTACCTAGGATGTCTTTTGAGATTATTTCTATTGCATACGATCAGGGTAGGCAGCTACAGAAAACTAATAACTTTCAGCAGCCAGGCACTTCTAATGCTCTTCGAAATAAGTTTTATTCATATGTGCCATATAATTTAGGGTTTCAATTAAATATATACGCCAAAACTCAAGATGATGCTTTGCAAGTGGTAGAGCAAGTATTGCCATACTTTAATCCACAATATACGCTTACATTAAAACCTTTTACTGAGTATCCTGATATAAAAGAAGATGTTCCAATTGCTCTAAACGGAGTAGATTTTTCTGATGATTACGAAGGTGCTCTAGAGCAAAGAAGAACTATCTTATACACTTTATCATTTGATATGAGAATTAATTTTTATGGACCTATACAGTCCAAAAACGTTATTCGCAAATCTATAAATAACATTTACGATATTAACGCTGGTGTATCAGGAGATGACTTCTCTGGTAGAGTTACAGTAACACCAGACCCATTAACAGCTATTGGTTTAGCAGATAGTGACTTCGGATTCACCGAGGTTATAGAAGAAAAAGATAACAGATCTTATGTACTTAACGGTTATGTAGTAACCGATTATTTTAGCATCGAGGGATAACATGGCAATTACATTAAGAACCACAAAAGGTTCAGCTCTTACTCATACAGAGATGGATACCAACTTTAGTGAACTAGATAGTAGGATTATTGATTCCGGTGGGGTTGCTTCTATTGCTCGATCTGTAGCACTTGACTCTGCAGAAGCCTTTCAACTTCTTTTAGACTCATCTGAAATAGTTAATTTAATTGATAGTAGTTATATTAACACATATGCTACAAATCCAGCTGCAGTTTCTACTTTAATTGCAAGTGAGGGTTATACTAAAATTGACTCTGCCGATACTATGGGAATCATTGATTCACATGTAGATGTAGACTTTATTGCTGCTTATGTAGACTCTGCTTTCGTAGCATTAAGAGCTCCAGACTATGTAACCTATTATGAAGACGAAGTAAAAGGTACAGTTGATTCAGACTATATAGTATTAAAACAAAGACAATATACATTCGCTGGTGATTTTCAATCTGACACTGAAGCGTTTATAGACTCAAACTATGTACAGGCTAGACAGCTCTTTAATAATTTTATTGATTCAGCTGCTGTACTAGATATTAGTTTAGCTAACATTGTAGAAGATCAAAGCCCTGAACTCGGAGGTGACTTAAACCTCCAGAGGTTTGGGCTGCAATATACATTTACTATTACTGCTTATGAAAATACAGCTTATATATTTTCAGACTCTGCAGAGTTGTTTTTTCCAACCTCGGAACTTGATCCCGATTTATATTTAAGAAGAGGGGAAAGATACCTACTTAATAATATTACTGGCGGCCATCCTATGGAAATACAAGATAGTGATGGTAATGCATATGAAACTGGCGTAATTAATAACAGAGATAGCGATGGAACTGGACAGGTAATTGTAACTCCTTCTATGACTGCGCCGCTTAGATTAAGGTATCAATGTACCACTCATGATTCAATGGGCGGAATTATTAATATAGTGTAATGATATGACACAAGATAATGCAGAAAATGACTTTGAATACTCAAGAAGAATATATCACGATCTTTTAAATAAAGGTTCTGAAGCTCTAGACGATATGATGGAAGTAGCACGAGCTACCGAACATCCTAGAGCTTTTGAGGTTCTTTCTAATATGATGAAAAATGTTGGTGATATTAATGGATCACTTATGGATCTTCATAAGAAGAAAAAAGACTTCGATAAAACTGATGAGGTAAAGGAATTACCAGGTCAAACTACCAATAATGTGTTTATTGGTTCTACAAGTGAACTGCAACGAATGTTGCGGCAACAAGATGATGAGGAAAATATAGTTGACATTAGTGATTACAAGAAGGATGACTGACTCTTATAATGGTAATATCAATGTAAAAAGAGATGGTATTAGCCATAATTGGACAACAGCTGAAGTAGCTGAATATGCCAAGTGTATGAAAGACCCTGGCTACTTTGCTTCAACATATTGTAAAATTATATCGCTTGACAAAGGATTAGTTCCATTTGAACTTTATCCATATCAAGAAAAAATGTTTAAGAAATTTAATGACAATAGATTTAATATAGTATTAGCGTGCCGCCAATCAGGTAAATCTATATCTTCAGTTGCATATCTCCTATGGTACGTACTATTTAACCCAGAAAAAACTGTTGCGATTCTTGCAAATAAAGGCGCAACTGCTGGCGAGATGTTAGCACGTATTACTCTTATGCTAGAGAATCTTCCTTTCTTTTTACAACCAGGTTGTAGAGCTCTTAATAAAAGATCTATAGAGTTTTCAAATAATAGTAGAGTTATTGCAGCTGCCACGTCCGGATCGTCTATTCGTGGTATGTCAGTTAACTTATTATACCTTGATGAGTTTGCATTTGTTGAAAGAGCAGCCGAGTTTTATACCTCAACATATCCTGTTATTTCTTCCGGTAAAGATACAAAGGTTATTATTACTTCTACTGCTAATGGTATCGGTAATATATTCGAAAAGATATGGACAGGAGCTATTCAAGGCGTAAATGAATATACACCGTTCAGGGTAGATTGGTGGGACGTACCAGGTAGAGACGAAGCGTGGAAGTTACAGACTATTGCTAACACTTCGCAGTTACAGTTTGATCAGGAATTCGGTAATACTTTCTTTGGGACAGGTGATACTCTAATTAATGCAGAAACATTAATGGCTCTAAGAGCTAATCCGCCCAAGTCAATGCTAGAAGGTAATAGCGTTTATATATATGAAGAAACACAAAAAGATCATGATTATATTATGACTGTTGATGTGTCGAAGGGAAGAGGACAGGACTATTCTACATTTAATGTGATCGATATTAGCACAAGACCTTTTAAACAGGTTGCTGTTTATCGCAATAATACTATCTCGCCTATTCTCTTCCCAAATATTATTTATAAATATGCTAAAGTCTACAATGATGCTTATGTCGTCATTGAAGCTAATGATCAAGGGGCAGTAGTTTGTAACGGATTATATTATGACTTTGAATATGAAAATATGCACGTAGAGTCTGCTGTTAAGGCAAATGCTCTAGGTATTGAAATGAATAGAAAAGTTAAAAGACTAGGATGCTCTACTATAAAGGATATATTAGAAACACAAAAGCTGGATATAGTAGACGAAAATACTATTTTAGAAATATCGACCTTTATTGCTAGAGGCCAATCATACGAGGCATCTGACGGTAATCATGATGATCTAATGATGAATCTCGTAATGTTTGGATATTTCTCTCTTTCAAGCCAGTTTGGTGAAATTACTAATATTAATCTAAAAGAAATGATGTATAAAAATAGAATGCAAGAGATTGATAATGACATGGTTCCATTTGGATTTGTTGATGACGGACTAGAAGAAGTAGAAAGAACTGTAGATCCTAGAGAGCCATGGGCAGTTGAACACGATTTTAACGATAACTTTTACTAAATTAAATAAATTATAAATAACAGTAATTGAATTCCGTATTATGTAAAACTTATAATTCGATTACTGGAAAAGGAACGAACAATGGCATTATTTACTCCTTCGGAGTCGCCGGCAATCGTAGTCAAAGAAGTTGATCTGACAGGCGGAGTGCCTAATGTTCAATCTTCAACTGGCGCGTTTGTAGGTAACTTTCGCTGGGGACCAGCTGAGAAAGCAACGCTCATATCTAATGAAGCGGGACTTGCTGAACAGTTTGGAAACCCAGATGACACCACCACAGTAGATTTTCATTCTGCTGCATACTTTCTAAAATATTCTAATTCCATGCAAGTAGTAAGAGCTGTATCTGCTGCTGCGCGGAACGCAACTGATGCATCAGGCACAGCTGCACTAATTAAAAATCATGATACATGGGACAACGGCACATGGACTGGTAAAGTACATGCTAAGTATCCTGGTGCATTAGGTAACTCCCTTAAGGTATCTGCTGCTGGTCCAGCTACGTGGAGTGGATGGGCATACGCTAGCAAATTCGACGCTGCTCCTACTACTAACGAACAGCATATCGCAGTTGTAGATGAAGGTGGTGATATCTCAGGTACTGCAGGAACAGTACTGGAAACATTCCCATTTGTATCAGAATTAGCTGCTGCTTTAAATGATGATGGCTCAACTAATTATATGAAAAATGTAATCAACAGACGTTCAGAGTATATCTGGATGAATGCAGTTACAGATTCTGCTGATGACCTATCTCTAGCTAACGGCGTTAACAGTGCTGCATTAAGTACAGCAGAAGTAGCTACAGGCTTTGATCTCTTAGAAGATAAAGATGCAGTACAAGTCGATTTCTTGATTGCGCCCGGCATGGCTAGTAGAACAGATCAAACAACCGTAGTTAACGATTTAGTGGCAACTGCTGGTACAGAACGTAAAGATTGTGTAGTTGTTAGCTCACCTGCAAGATCAGATATCGTTGGATCAGCTTCGCCAAATGCTGATGCTATCACAACTGCAGCTACATTCTCAGACACTTCTTATTTGTTTATTGATAACAACTACTTGAAAGTGTATGACAAATACAACGATAAATATATCCAGATTCCAGCGGCTTCTTCAACTGCAGGTATCATGGCGGCTTCTGATAGAGAAGCAGGTCCATGGTTCTCACCAGCAGGTTCTCGTAGAGGTGCTTATCTAGGTGTAACTGCTCTTTCATATAGCCCCTCAAAGGCTGAGAGAGATGCTCTATATAAAGCAAATGTTAATCCAATTGCAAATCTTCCTGGTCAAGGTGTATTGCTATATGGTGATAAAACAAATATGTCACGGCCTTCTGCATTTGACAGAATTAATGTACGTAGATTGTTTAACACTATTGAGCGCGCAATTGCGCTTGCAGCAAGAAACACGATCTTTGAATTCAATGATGAGTTCACAAGGGCGGAGTTTGTAAACATTGTAGAGCCATTCCTAAGAGAAGTCAAAGGAAGAAGAGGTATCACGGATTTCAGAGTCGTATGTGATGAAACAAACAACTCTGCCGCTGTGGTAGATAGAAATGAATTCATTGCGAATATCTTCATTAAGCCTGCCCGCTCTATTAACTACATTACACTAAACTTTGTAGCTGTTAGAACCGGTGTCGACTTCGAAGAAGTAGCCGGATTACAGGTATAAGGAGATAAAAAATGGCAGTACTAGGCGTAGATGATTTTAAAGCCAAGTTACGTGGTGGTGGAGCGAGACCTAATCTCTTTAAAGCCACTATTAACTTTCCAGGTTATGCTGGTGGAGATGTAGAACTTACATCGTTCTTGTGTGAGGCAGCTCAGTTGCCCGCATCAACAGTGGGTACAATTATTGTTCCTTTCCGTGGCAGACAGTTAAAGATGGCAGGAGACCGAACATTCGAAACATGGTCCCCTACTATTATTAATGATACAGACTTTAATGTTCGTAACGCAATGGAGCGTTGGATGAATGGTATGAATGCACACTCTGCAAATACTGGTCTAACTAACCCTGTTGATTACGAAGCAGATCTTCTTGTTGAGCAACTCGATAAGGATGGTTCTACATTGAAGACTTATAACTTCCGTGGATGTTTCCCAACAGCAGTTTCTGCTATTGACTTGAATTACTCGTCAGAAAATGAAATCGAAAGATTTACTGTTGAGTTCCAAATGCAATATTGGGAATCTCAAACCACTTCTTAATGTGGTATAAATAAAGAGTAAGAGGGACTGTAATGGTCCCTCTGAAACATTAGATTAGGAATTAAGATGGCATCAGATTCACTTACATTATTTGGTTTTGAAATCAAACGTGCAAAAGATAAGAAAGAGGAAAAACTTTCCTCTATTGTGCCTCCCACTGATCAGGATGGCGCAGGATACGTTACTGCGGCTGGTGCCCATTATGGCACTTATGTAAATATTGGTAGCGAAGATCAGGGTAAAGATAACCTACAAAATATTAAACAGTACCGTGGTGTTGCAACACATCCTGAAGTTGACGCTGCTATTGAAGACATTGTAAATGAATCTGTTATTTCAGGTGAGGGGCAATCTTCTATTAGTCTGGTTTTAGACAAGGTTGAAGGTGTAAGTGATTCACTTAAAAAACAAATTACAGATGAATTTGAAAATATCGTTTCTATGTTAGAATTTAACAATGTCGGCCATGACATGTTCCGCCGTTGGTATGTTGACGGTAGATTGTATCACCATCTTGTCGTTGACGAAAAGAATCTTAAAGCTGGTATTC